TTTTCGTAAATGTCTCTGGATTTATCAACAACTATTTCGTGAAACAGTTCTTCCGCACCAGCACGGTCCTCTGAGATGAGCTTTTCTAACATTTGCTCAAATTTATTTTTGTCTGCCATTTTAAATCTCCTGTTTGTTTAGATATGGTAAGGCTGTCGTATAATATTTATGGTTTTTCAGGAAAAGTACGTGGTTATCGGCTCATTATGAGCCGTTTTACATTAAGATTATAGGATCTTGAATAAGTCCTTAAAATCTTGAACGGTCATATGATGTAGGTTTCCCCACACCCTTAAATTGTCTGGCAAGAAAGAGTCTCTTTCTTCTGTTACTCTTATATATCTCTTAGTTGGATTTTTTTGAATTATTATACCTGTTTGTCTAGCCCAATTTCCATGGTATGTTGCTACTGCTTCAGATTTTTTATAGTTTTCTGTATCTGCATATATGTTATTCAGTTTTTTATTAATTCCTTCAAAGTCAAATCCTAAAATATAAATTTCATTATTGTTATGCTTTTCTTCACTAGCTAAATTTAATGCAGTAGGACCAGTACTCCATCCTAAACTTGGTTCAAAGAAATTAAATTTATTAAATGTTTTATATGCTCTATTAGGGTTAGTCCATACTTCGTGGGTAAGTTGCCATCCAGATCGATTAATTTCTGTAACCATTTTAGTATCAACAGCTACTAGATAATCAGGTTCGAAGTCTCTATATACAGCATTACAACCGTATATTTTAGCAGTGGGTGGGATATTTTTTCTTAGTTGATGTAAGTCAATAGTTCGTCGGCTAGTTCCATTACCTATGACGAACGCCACGGTAGATCTGGCCATTGTTAGACAACCGCCGCTTCAGCATTAGCCGCCAATCCGTACATTTGACGTACGAAGTGTAGCTCTTTTGCCTGCTCCTCTTGGTGAAGTTCTGCCGCTTTACGTGTTTTATTAATTTGACGTAGGGTTAGTCGAGTTTTACGAGTGTCGTCTCGTTGGACAATAGATTGATCATCAACCGGATCATATTCTTTATTATCAATCGGTTCAAGTGTTTCTTTATCGAAGTAAAATATTTCTCTCAACGTTGTCATATTATTATTTATGCGGGCGGCGGTGTTCCGCCTGTCGGTGCCGCGCCTCCTGTTGCTGTATCTGGCGGTGGAGCAATACCACCATCTACTGGTGCTGGTTCTTCAGCTTCGGGATCTTCGTCTTCCATGTCACCCATATCAGCGCCAATACCTGCACCACTAACTCCTGCACCTCTCATTTCGCCTGCGGCGTCAGTAGGTGGTGGAGATAAGTTTTCATCATTTTCTTCTTTCCATAAGCGTTCATTTTCAGCAACTTCTTCATCAGTTAATCCTAAGAACCTTGCCATCGCAAATCTATTTGAAATGTAAGGAACAGCTGACATTTGTGTATATGTTCCAATGCGAGCATTATCAAGTTCACTTTGTCTGTAACTTGCAAAGTTTTGTGGTGGTTGCATTCTAAGGTCAAACATCGCTGTATCAATGTTAACACCTTTTTCTAATAGATAGCGTTTGAACTCTTGATTAAATTCGTCTGTAATTAAACTTTGTAAGCGTTCACAATAATTATTAAAACGTAATTCTTGAATATATGCTGTACCAACTCTACCGTCTTGGTAGTTGCTTTGTCCATCATCAGGACCTGTTGGTAAGTATGAACTTGGAATACGTAAACCACGTACAAGTTTGTTAGTAAAATATTTTAAGTCATCTATCTCACCCAAATTGGTGCCACCCGGTAGTGTCTCAACTTTAGACCCTCTACCTTCTGCTGTTTGAGGGAAGAAATAATCTTCATTAATAGATAATGGATTATATGCACTATCAATAACGTTCTGACCGCCTCCCGTCTGACTTGGAATTCTTCTTTGGTGGATGTCAGTCTTAACACGTTCAACAAATTGCATAGCCAAGTGGCTCGGCATATTGCCCACGTCAACGTAGAATACTCTACGTTCCGGAGCTCTTTGTACTCTATAAATTATAATTGCGTCTTCTAGTAATTCTTTTTGTTTATAAACTTTAAAAATACTTTCCAATAATGAATTACCAAATGGAAAGTTATTATCTAGTCCTTCAGATAAACTAAGGTGTATAACGTTTTCAGCATCAATAGTAGTTTCTTTAACTTCTCTAGTAAACCTGCTTCCACTCATTTGTTGATTAGGAGCACCAACCATACCGCGTACTCCGCCTTGCAAGTATCCATCGCCGCCACCAGTAACATTACCTGTTGTTTGGTGTGGAGTTGTAGCAACCATTTCTCTAAAGTTTAAGTTTACATCTCTAATAATATATTGTTCAGGTTTTTTACCTTCTGATTCGTTTACAATTATACGTGATACTTTTGCTGGATCAACATGAAACCATTTTTTAGTTTCAGGATCTCTAATAAAAAATGCATCGCCATATTTAAAAATGTTACGTACAATTCTAAACATACGTGTATCGAATTTTTCTAGTTTAGTCCATTGTAGTAAGTATTGTCCAAGTACTGTAATTTCTGAATTTGTTGCTTTTTGTTTAAAGTCCATTACAAATGGAGTTTGATTTTGTTTATTTTTTTGTGTGCAAAATTCTGCTAGGATATCTAATGCGGCATTTACTTCTGAATCCATATCCATAGTATTATATTGTCCATATCGTTCAATACGATTTGGAGAGCCAACATATACGTCTGGTAAGTATGAACTATAGTTTGCTTGAGCAGGTCCTAGTCCTTGGCTTATGCTTCCGCCCAAAGGACTATACGTTCCGTCTCCGCTACCTTGTTTAGTTTCTACTGGTGTAAAATATCGCTTCCACGACATATTTTTATCCTTATCCTACAGTTCCGCCAATTTCTTTTATGGCTTCTAGTTGTTTAGTTTCTATCCTATTACCTTCACTTGTTATGGTAATCAATTCACCTAATGTAGTATTTAACTTAGATAGCTGTTCTCCTTGGCCTTTACTGGAGCTAGTCATACCACTAACTGTTGTACTAAATGTTGCTTTAACGTCAGAATTCATATCAGACATTTTAGATTCAAATACATCCATTGCGTCTGTTAATTTTTCAATAGCATCTGCGATATCACTAATATTATCAGCTTCCATAGAATTAATAAAAGCCGAAATACCTTCTAATGCTACACCTATTTTTTCGAGTTGAACTGCATCTATAGAGTCAAAGTGTTTAAGACCGTCCGCCATATCTTCAAAATTGTTGCCACTGAATAAGTTACCAAGCCATTTACTTGCACCTTCTATAAAGCCGTCACCAGTAAATGCACTTATACCTCCGTATAAACCCGTAAGTGCAGGTCCTACTTTTGTTAGTGCATCAACATTAAGTTGTTCATATGCTTTAAGATTGTCAGCTAGTTTTGTTAATCCACCAGCACCAAGAAATGATAGAATACCAGCTCCGGCTAATGCCGCTAGTGGTCCTGCCAAGTTTCCCATAACATCTGGAAGATCTTTAAATGACGGAGATATCTTAACTTCACCTAATTTTGTCAATCCCTCAGCAATACCACCCACTGCATCAGAAACAAGCCAAAGTGCTCCGGCAAGTAACGTAACTACGCCGGCACCTATAAGTAAAATTCCCATAATAGCTGATACTCCAGCCACGATAATTGGCCCAAGATAGAAAGCGGCCACTAAGGCTCCAACAGCCAATGTGACGGCTCCGACACCAATGGCAACCTTATCCCAATTTGTTTTCAGCCAAGCACCCAGGCCTACGCCTTCTGGTTTCTTTCCTTGCCCTTTCGCCGTTTCTTGCGCCATGGTTGCTTGATATTTTTCGGCTTCTGCCCTCAATGCTTTTAATTCTGCAAGTGCTTTCTCCATCTGCTCTGGATTAAGTGTGCCTGATTTAATTTTCTCTTGGATGGCTATAATTTGTTTATTTGTGTCTTCTAACTTTTTTGCGGCGTTTGTATATGTTGCTGAAGGTGTGCCTTCCTCACCAACATCAAATCCTAACCAACCCATTAGTTTAGTAGCAAACCCTTTCATAATCTTTTTTGTATAATCCCAAGCCTCGCTAATTTTTTCTTTAGCAGTTCCATCACCCAAAAGCCAATCTTTAAATTGTGACATTGATCCAGTAATAGTTTTAACACCTTCTAACATAGCTTGTTCGACAGGACCACCTGGTTTTAGATTTTTTGAAAATTCAGAAATTACATCAGTAAACTCTCCCCAAATTTTCGATTCAATAAATAATTTGTTTGCTTTAGTTTGTGCTTTAACTAAATTTGATTCTACTTCAAGTAAATCTTTTGTAGAAGCCGCCATCGCCTGAGTTTGTTCAGCTATGGCATCATCATGAGCTTTAATTTTCTCCATTCCCAATAAGTCCAATACTGAATCCCAAACACCAGTAACACCAGTTGCCATTGAAACACCGATAATATCTCCGTTTTGTTCAACTATCGCTCTAGCTTTGTCTATTGATAGATTAATTGTGTCTCTTACAGTACCCATAGTTACTTTTTCTTTGTTAAAGAATTTTTTAGCAAGTATTGACAGTTCGTTATTTTGTAAAGCCATAGCTTTTGCACCGTCAGTAATAGGAACACCACCAGTTGCAACTAGTTCTTTAAATGCGTCAGCAAGTTCAGGCTTTTGAGCGTGTAATATAGCGATAGTTGATCTTAAACTTTCACTAGCATTTGCTTCCATGTTGTGCATTAATGCTTTTATACGTTTGTCATCCGCCGCCTGTTTCATTGCATCCGCGGTTTCTTTTCTAGACTGACCAGTAATTCTTGCTAGTCTATCTAGTTCAAGCATATATTTTCTTGTGCCTGCGATTAATGATGCATCAGATCTGTTCTTCAACATACCAGTTCTTTTTTGGAGGTCTATATATTCAGCAGTATATTCAGCTTGTTCTTCAACTGTATAACCTAGTTTTGTAAAGTCTTCTGATAAATCTCTAACTCCTCCTAAGACTGCTGTAAATTTATTAACACCTTCTCTTGCACCACCAAAAGCTAATGCCATTGTTTTAGAATGTTCACCATAAACATTTGTTAATGTATCAAGCGAAACTCTAGCGATTGCTGATTGCTGAGTCCATGCAAATAAGTCGTCACCTAAGTC